CTCTTTTAGAAAGTTTTTGTATTGTTCTACCGTCTTGAGAAAGTTTACCTGGAATTTGTCTAAGGTCTTTATCAAGTGAACATATAATACGTTCTTCTTTCTTTTGTGGTTGTGTAGCTAGAATACCTAGAACATCATCTGCTTCTAAGTTTGGATAAATGATTGCGTCATACTCATCAATTAACCATTTTCTAATTGCCCCTAATATTAAAGGTTTACGTTTCTCTTTACGATTATCCTTGTAGCTAGGTAAGATGTCTTTTCTAAAGTTAACACCATCTGTTAGTGCAATTGTAATACTATCACCTTTAAGATTTTCTTTTAAATCTTCTATCTCGGATAGTGCGAGATATTTTCCGTGGTTCTCATCAGCGTGTAATGTCCATACTGTTGAGTCTTCCCACTTGATACTATGCTCTGCCATAGTTGAAGCTTTGTAAGCTATGATGTCCCCATCAATTAAAAGTCTTCTCTTCATGGATTATATCCTCCTGTGGATTGGTTAAGTTAAATTTTTTGATTGGAATAATTCTTTTAAAGGAATTAATATGCACTTACTTGCATGGTGGTCACCAATCATTTTGTAGTTATCTTTAAATTTGTCAGCTATCTTTTTTAATTTAGGTACTTCAAATATTAATTTGCAATAATCTTCTTTACCTATTGCTAATATATGTACCCAATAGTCTGCTTCAGTTTTAGATAAGCCACTAGGTTTGCCCCAACATTCAACTTCGATTGCGATGTTTCCTGTCTTAGCCCACCAGTCTCTTTCTGTCTTTACTTCTAGTTTGTTTTTGTCCTGGTCCAGTAACGATACTACTTTCTTTTCTCGTTCTTGACCGTACTTTAAGTCAATATCAAATTTACTATTTTTCATTAATGTGTTTCACTCCAATTGTTTCCGATTTTATATTCGCCTGTTAATGGCACTCTTAATTTGAAGTGTTCACCAGTTCGTTTAATACATTCGACAGCCAACAATCCTATCTCTGTTGCTTCTTCTCTGTCACACTCAACTTGTATTTCATCGTGTACCCACAATACTTGTTGAATTCCAGATAAGTTTTTAACAGCGTTGTCAAACTCAACTAACCATTGTTTACAAACGGCTGCGCCTGCGCCTTGCAACAAAGTGTTTAATGCACTGAAAGTATTTCTTACTTTGATTTGTCTTTTGTCTAGACCTACCAAGTAACCACGTTCAGCAGAAAGTTGTACTTGTTTGATAAGTTTATTTAAAGCAGGTAGTCTATCTAAGAAACGCTTCTTAACTTTCGCAGCTTCTTTGTTAGTCTTACCAGTTACCTCTGCAATTTTTCCTACACCTGCGCCATAAAGCCAAGCGTATAAAAATCTTTTACTTTGGTCTCTAGTTTCTAAACCTGCATTGTGTTGATTGGTAGTGTGTATATCACCGTTGACTACAATGTCAGCGTATGCACCACCATCAAATTTTGCAATGTAATGACCAAGCAATCTAAGCTCAAGTCCACTTACATCTATTCCAATTAACACTTTACCTTTTGGTACTGTAAAGAGTTCTCGAAATTCTTTTCCGTAAGGTACACTTACTGAAGGTACTTGCTGTAAGTTAGGTTTCATTGCTGTTGCCCTACCAGTTACAGCGTTGTTAGTATTAACAGTGCCGTGTAGTCTTCCGTTACGTTCTAGTTTTAAGTACGCTTGATTACCTTCTGCTAACATTCCTATTCTTTTTTCTAAAAGAAAATATTTTGCTAACAGTTTTGCTTCTGGATAATCTAAACTATTTAAAACTGTATCATCTACTTTTGGTTTGCCATCTGGGGTAAAGTCTTTTGGTTTCCAATTATACTTGGTCTTTAATCTGTCAGCTATGTGCTGTCTGCTAGACGGATTGAATATAATAACTTTATCTTTTAATGGTTTACCAGTTTTTTCTGAAACTCTTTTAACCGTTATAGGTTTAAAAGTTTCTTCCATTTCTTTTTTAATTTTGTCTCTTTGTCCAGACAAGTCAGTATAAAGTTTGATTGCTTTTTCTTTATCAAACAAGACTCCATATCTTTCTTGTTTAGATATAAGAGTGGCTACATCGTGTTCGAGTTTTAGAGATTCTTCCGAATATTTTTTACCCAAAATTATTTGGTATAAATTATGTGTAACCTCTACGTCTTGTACACAATACTCTAACATTTCATTTGTAAACTCTTGCCAGTCTGTCTCAAACTCTTGCTTGTAATTCCCTAGTCTAACACCCCATGCTTTAAGGCTATGCTTGTTGACTAATTTTCTTGGGAAGTCTTTAGTATGTACACGCTTCATGTCAGACTCCATTAAGTCAGACCATATTAACCGTGTAGCAACTAACGTATCAAAAACTTTTGCTTTAGTTTTGAAGTTATATAATTTTTCTAACACAGGAATATCAAACTTAATAATATTATGTCCGATAATAAGTTCTGCATTCGTAAGCTTGTCTATGGCTTCATCCGTAGATAAAGTTAAGACTTGTTCCGTGTCTATATCTTTTAAGACTATGCAGTGAACCTTCGTACACTCTTCTAATAAGTTATCTGTTTCTATGTCAAAACAGTATTTGCTCATGTTTTTATTTTCCTTATTTTTAATACATTGACAGTAGGCATTGTTGTTATGTTACCTACGTCACCTAACGTTCCGTTATCTTCAAAGTTAACGTCACCTGCTATTATATGTACATCCTTGTCAGCTTTAATTAGCCAACCAGATGTAATACAAATTGTTATTTTACTATTCTTTGCTTCTTTTAAATTTAACCAGGCGCTATTCGAGTTTATATCTTTCCAGTATACGTGTACGAATGGTGCGTCTAATATTTTTTTATGTATTGTTGGTAGTTTCATTAATGTACTGTTGCCATTTCTACAGTTACTCGACACGCAGCTTCTTCAAACATTGATACTTCGTTCAACATCATTTCAGCAGCAAGTCTTACTGTTAAATTAGGAACTTGAATGATTGCCATTTTGTTAGGATGTCTTTTACAAAGTTCGATAGCGTCACTTACTTCTTTAGTAACGTTCCAACTTGTTTTAGTCCTAACACTAGAAATCTTTTTCATGTCCCTCCGTTATTTCTGTTAAACACGCTGTGTCATTGTCAAAATATAATGTTCCACATTTGCCAGTGTCACCAGTGTGTCTGTTTTTTAATACACGTATCGTTGTGTAATTTTTGTTCTCATCATCTTGTTGATTTTTTTCCAACGAAATAACTCCGTCACTTAATTGACTGATTGCAGCCGAGCCACGTAAACTATTTAATGATGTTTGTAATCCGTCTTCGTAACCTTTGTTACCCTCTGGTCTTCTTAAATGATTAACAACAAATAAACCTATGCCAGTAGACTCAACTAAACTTCTTAGCTTAGTCATTGTGACATCAATTAATTTTCGTTCATCAAAACTTTCTAGTCCACTAATAACAATTGATAAGTGGTCAAGTATAATCCATTTTACATTTAAACCTTTTGCAAGGTATTGAATTTTAGATAATAGATTGTCTGATTGTGTTGAACCAAAGTGGTCAAACATATAAAACAAACCACTACCAACTGTAGAGTCAAAACTTTTTTTAAACTCTTCTTTATTAACGTTGTCTTTAGATAAGTGTAATGGTCTTTGTAAATCAATTCCCATTATACCTAGTGCAGAACGCTTAACACTTTCTTCTAATGCAATGTAGCCTACGCTTTCACCATGTTTTAAAAGATGATGTGCTATTTGTCTGCAAAGCTGTGACTTACCTTGTCCAGTACCACTAGTTATTGTAACTAACTCACCTCTTCTCATGCCTAAAGTTTTTTTGTTTAAGCATTCAAAAGGATAAGGAATAGTTTCTGTTTTATCTTCTTTAGATATTAAATCAAAAACTTCTGTCCCAGATACAATACCGTCTGGTCGATAAGTCTTTGCACCCCACATACAATCTATAAGTTTTGCAGTTTCCCCCTGGACCAACATTTCGTTAGCGTCTTTTCTTGGGAGTGTTGCTATCTTACATTTACCTGGAGTAAATAATTTTGAACATTCTTGAGCTGCCTTTTTGCCTGCTTCATCTGAGTCAAACATTAAAACAATTTCACTTGCTTGTTCGAGCCACTCAAGTTGCTGTTGTAAATCTTTCTTTGCGCCTTGGCTTCCAGTCTTAACTGAAACACAAGCCCATTTTAAACCTTGTGCTTGAGCCATACTCATAGAATCTATTTCACCTTCTAAGATTACTATTTTTTTATTTGTGTCACGCCATAAATTCTGTCCGAACAGTGTTGCTTGTTTACTATCACCTAACCATTGAAAAGATTTATCTGGATAACGTAATTTCTGTGCAACTAATTTATTATGTTTGTCATAGTAGTTTGCAATTTGAACTGTCTTACCGTTATATTTTCCAGTCTGATAATTAAATTTGGTTGTCGTTGCCAAATCTATATGTCTTTTGTTAAGAGGTTTTAGTTCCCCATGTATTAATTCAGTTTCCAATTTCGTTTCCTCTTTTTGTTCGTAGTTATGATAGTAATGTCCACATCCAAAACAATGACCGTGTCCGTCTGTATAAACAGCCACGTTATCCTTGCTCTGACATTCAGAACATGGTGCGTGATAACTAAAATCACTTTTTTCCATTTTGTTTTTTCCTTGAAATTTTTTTGACCCAAAATATTTTGGTCTGAAA